TGAAATAGTTTGAGGGGAGTTTGAAATACTCGAAAAAAGTGTAACCCTGTAACCTTTGTAACCATTGATTCATTATGCTGTTTTTTAGGTTATTACTGGTTACTGTTTTTTTCATGCAAAATGTATCTATCTTTGAAAATATTGTAACCGGGCACTAAAAAGCCCCATCCTGACGGGGGATGGGGCTTTCTTCTTATTCAGTGATGGCCTTACTTTCTGGTGATCTTTTCTTCATTAGCCAGACTGGTTTATCATCAATAAAGCCTAATCTATATTTGTTACTGATCATCATGGCTGATACATCATCAACATGTAAAGTGATAATGTCTTCAAGATCCTGAATGATCTCTGTACTACTTTTCCGGTATGTTGCATCCTGCTCAGTTGCAGGTTCAAATTCTCCCAGATATCTGCTGAGTATAATAGTTGTAAGTTCGTCGTTCATGCTACTCCTCCTTTCATAACAACCATTTTGCACGGTCGCTTTTTAATACTTTTAGCTAGCAGTTCGCAGTATTCAGCTTGTAATTTGACAAACTTCTCCATATCGACATAAGCTCTGCCATTGGCGAACAGAATATCGCTAGCCTGTTTTTCTTGTATGGCAAGTAAAACACTGATGCCGTCTGGCAAAAGAAAAGAGAACATTGCATTTTGATCATTTCGTTCCTGGGTACAGAGTACCTGATCATAATTGTTGAAAACTGCCTGTAATAAATTACTGACTGATGCCGGTATCTTGGATGTTGATACCATGCCCTGGCGGGCGAGATTGTTTGACTTCATAATGTTGTACAGTTTAGCATAATAGGCAGGTTTCTTAAAAGCAAGAGCGGCTGCCATCTCCCTAAGCTGCTAAACTGTACAACATCATCACCCGAAGATGAAAAAATTGCTGGGAAAGACAACCGCCTTTACTATATAAATGGGCATAAAAAAAGCCCAACTATGTCGTGAGCATTATCCGTTACTCTTCGGTGCGATGAGATCGCCGTACAGTTTAGCGATGCAAACATACGGAATGTTTTTGGATTGGCAAGTATCCTGCGTTGTTTTTATTATATTTGTGTTTTTCAAACAGAAAGAAGGTTAAACTTATAATTGTAGGTCTTATGGAAGAAGAGAAAGAAACATTTAGTGACCGCTTATGCTCGTCAAACTTTTCGCAAAATTTGCTTAAGGCATATCGTCCTGTATTGTTAAAGCGTCTAAAATTGGTTAAAGAGGGGCATAGAGACTATATTTCTTTATTGACTGAAAAAGAAAATAAAGTACGATTGATATCAGAACAATTTGCCAATTTGAGAACAGTGGTTGGAGATATAGAGAAAGTTTTTATATTTCTTCGTTATCAAGGTTCTTTGCCTTTAAAGGGGTTGTATCCATTGTTGGAAGAGGAGAAGATGTATTATGCATATCATCTTGAGAACTATTTGATTAGGGTTTGTATGCTTCCTGATGTATTAGTAGCAATTGGTAATTGTGTGAATTCTTGGGGACTGCCACTCCTCTCTTATGGAACAACTCTACTTGATCCGAAAAAAAATAAAAAAGTTGAGCAGGGAGCAATTGACTTGATCAAAAAACTAATAGACAGAATCAAAGATGTGAAAGACTTGAGGAATCAAAAGCTTCATATCGGAAAAGTCGATGTTTCGTGCTTGATTGATATTGTATGGTGGGGTGATATTAATATACCAGGGCTGGAAAGAAATGAACTATTGGAAGAGTTTGCTGAAGATGAAAAAAATAGGCAACTTGAAGATTTGGAGCAAGAAGTGTTTGAGGTAATTGATATTGTGAATGACTTTTTAGACCTCATGGCTGAAAAAGTGAATGATTTAGTAGAACAGTAATGTTTAGTAAACATATAAGAATGATAGAAAGAGTGTGCTTGATGTCCGACGCACACTCTTTGTTAAAATTCTTTTATACCATCAAAATATAGACCAAATCCATTTTCTTTAGCAAATAAAGCTTGCATATTCATTTCTTCAGAGGATTTACGCGGATAACGTTTTGATAGGCAAATGTGTCCTTCTACAGTTACTTTTTCTGCAAAATCAATACCTTTTATTTTAATTTTGTTTTCAATAAGTTTGTAGGTGCTAATTATTTGATTTTGTGCGTGATTTATAATTGCCTCTTTTGATTCCTCTGATTTTCCTTCAGAATCGGTTTTAAATTCAACTAAACAGAAAACATTCTCATCAAATATAGCACAATCACATTTTTGCATTTGGCTTTTTGTGATAAATTTTCCATCAATGCTCCAAAATACAATTTCTTTTTTAGTGTTGTTCTTAATAGTAAAATATTCTTGATTAGGTAGTAACTCAGTAGGAATCTCTATTGAACATATAGAACACTTAAGAGATTTATCGTCAAATGCATAAAACTCTTCATCAGAAAGAATGGTTAAGCAATCTTCAACTTTAACAGCATATCCTTCAAAAGACGATAGGAGTCGCAATTGTGTGATAGATGTGGGATATGTACTCATTTTTTTTCTCTAAGTTTAGATAAATATAGTTGATATATTTGATTAAACTCTTTAGAAATTTCATCAGAGACAGAGTCAAGATAATTTTGAGCTATCATACCTGTTTTTTTCTCAAGTATAGAACGGCAATAAATTGTATTACTTTTGGATAAAGCATATGCTCTAAAGTCTTTGGAATCAATCCAAGAGTATTGGTTAATTTCCTTTTGAACAGCTTCTTGTAATTCAGGGAAATTATTAACTACTTGTTGTGCGAATAATAAATTGTTAATTGAAGATAGAATGTAAGGACTATGGGTAGTTATCACTAATGAATTATTTATTTTATTTTTGACCATTGCAGATAATAGTTCCACTAATTTTTTTTGTGCAAGTGGAAAAAGATGGGATTCAGGTTCTTCTACTATCCTAAAAGCATTTACATTATGTCGAACAACCCAAACAATATCTTGTAATACTCGAATAACTTCTTGTTGACCAGAAGAGGCGTTTCTTAAGTATACGTAGTTGTTTCCTCTTTGTCCCCAGCTGATTCGCTCTTGATTGTATTGAAGGGAATAATTACCTTTTAAAATATCAGACATACCTCGTATAATCCATTTTGTAAATGATGTATCGTGCTTTAGAGTATGCTCGTTTGAGAAACAATCTTTTAGTAGGGCAATACGGTCAAGGAACTTTCTTAATAGAAGTTCTTCAATAGATTGATTTCTTATTTTAGAATTGTGTAATAAGCTATTATCTAATTCACGAGAAAATACGCGTTCAAACAAGTGTCCAAAGCTAACAGTTGAACTCCGGTCTGCAACAACATAAAAAAGGTCTTCTTCTAATACATTAAAACAGTCATTAGATAATTCAGATATTTCTGCTGTAAATTCAGCAGAAGTAAATAGATTCATAGATTTGTCTAATATGTCATAATGTTTTTTTCTTATATTTCTTAATCGTCTTTTAAATGCTTGATTAAAAAAATCAGGACTTAATGAAATCGTTATATGAGGTCTTTCCCATTTAATAGAAACATATTGACTTTCTGTATAATAGAAAGTTATATTGTAATTTTCTGAAAATGTAGGTATTCCAAAATAATTTATAAATTTTGCCCGTGTTGGAATTAAAAAATTGTTCTTTGAAGAAAACGCTTTTTTTTGAGGCATTAATATTATGTTTTGTATAAAATCTTCTCTTAATGACTTGAAAAAATAAATAAGCTTCGCAACAGTACTTTTGCCCGATGCTTGCTCTCCTATCAAAAGAAGATATTTCGGAATCTCAATAGTCGCATCTTTGATAGGACCAAAATTGTGTATTTCAATGCGTTGCATATTTTATATGTGTTTGTTTTTTTACAAAAATAGGTAGAAGTATTGATTTACACAAGTGTAAACTGATTTGTATTTACTGCATGGCGTACAATGTTGCCTGATATTCCGGATCAAAGCCGTCAGGTGTAATTTTGAACTGCAAAGATTTACAAATAAACTTTTTACCGTTTACTATAAAAATATCCAATGGGGAAGGAATTGTGGTCGTCAATATGGCATGTACTGTATATTCTTGCTCCGGATCAAATATATCCTGTGCATATATCGTCGGGTAGAGCCCGTTCTTATCGTTAAATGCCAGTGTAGCCTTCGTTTCATCAATCAGGAAATACTTCTTTGTCACCCAGGGTGCATAGTAATGAGTTGTAGAAAAAGGAAAATCTAAAAATTCCGGAAATCCGTCGGGATCACCTTCAAAGGTGTTGTTTTCAATTCTTCTTATGCCAGTCCAGAAAGCCACCTGGATTTTATCGACTTCTTTCTCTTCTCCTTTCTTCCCGTCGATACGTTCTGCAACAGTGATATTTTCTTCTTCACTTATATAGGTATCTGTCTCCGGAATGGTAATATAACCGTTATATGTCAATAGTTCCCCGAACGGGTAAACGCAGGCAATTACATATTGTGAACAGATGTTTGCCGGAATAATACCGATTTCAATATCTTTCTTTGCATCTTTTTTCTTCAACCGTTTGAATGTGTTGACGCGGCGTAAACGGGTTTTCAGTGTTTCCTCCGTTGTCTGATCTGTCTTTTCTACGATAAATTCGGCTCCAGTTTCTTTATCCCGGTATAGGTTTTGCAGGTGTTCCTCTTTGGCTGGTGTAGTGATGGCGTTGAGTTCAGCTATATTTTTGACTTCAACGACCGGTACAACTTCAAGGATCTCCGGATCGATATCCTCGTATTTATAATAATCGTCGTCCGGAAGATCGTAGCGTATATTTGAGTTTGTATGACTTTCCGGTTGTTCATCAGCTGTAAGGAATTTGCGTTCAAATTGCTCTTCCACTATATCCGGAGAAAATAAATTTGCTTGACTGGTATAGTACTGGTGCATAAAGAGGATATCGACCTGCTTATCTTCTTTTGAGATAACAAAAACGATGTTGAACAATTCTTCTACCTCTGTCAAAAATTCAGTTACTTTTTTATCACCGATCAATTCTTCCCATTTAGCCGGCTTCTTTCCATGTACGATGAAAAGCCTTTTATATTCAGTCTCCAGGAGTGCATTAGTCCCAATAGTATAACCGAGTGCCTTAACGATACTTTCTATGTAGAATAAGAGGTATGGCATAGGACGTATTTCTTTTGGGGCTAACATTGCCGGCAATCCAATCTCCGGGGCACCGTTTGGTAAGTCGTTATATTTTATTTTATAACCTTTTAGGCTGTTGAGAGCAACGGCATGATTGTCGGAAACAGCTTTCACCGGTGCACAAATATAATCAGATTCCGGATATCCTTTGCTGAAGGTTGCCAGGGCTTCATCTTCGCTCGGATACGGAACTGCTCCCAGGTCTAAGGTTGAGATTTTTTCGTCACTACCGATCAGGTAGTTTAATTCGCTGTTTCCAGACGCCAGCTGGATGGATGCGGATAGTTCGTTCACCTCCAGTACAATTTCAGTACCATTCAGAATTGTGCGGCCGTCAACGATAAGACGAGCAGATCTATTCTTAAATGATGAACTGGACGTGAACCTGTTTAGGTGCTTATACAGTCGTGCATTTACTGGTATATCCAAGTTTATTGATATATCCAGAGTAAAAGATCCTCCTTTAGTAAAAAAAGCGTTCTCTTTGATTAAATCGAATGTGAAATCTTCCGGGAGCGCGACTTCTTGATTTTCTATGTATAGCTGTGTCATGACTTTTTAGTATATCGAGTTACGTTTTTCAACAATTTGTCGAATTTATCACGAGCTGTTTTCGTACCACCATCACCGGTTACATAGGTACGGGCAAGGGTTCCTTCTTGCATTTGTTTCTTGAGATCTTTGATAGTGGAAGATAACAGGAATAAAGCCTCTGTGATGTATGGATCTGGTTCAGTTGGCGTATTCTGGTAAACAGGATTTGTGCCCGGATTCGTTACAGACAAGCCTCCGAGTGCCCGGATGATGTCTGTTTCATTGATTGTGGCGATTGTGTTGTTCTTTTGAGCAACATCAATCATTTTGAAAACTTTGTTTACTGCTTTATTCCGGACGGCGAAACGATTGCCGACGAACTCTTCAGAATGCACAATACCTTTCGGTTCGTCCCAGGGGCCCTGATCAGTGTAACCTCCAGTCCAGAGATTTTTTATTTGTTGGCGTTGTTTGTTGGCCAATGCCAGCTGGGCGACACCGGTAGCACCAACCAAAACGGACAGGGGAATAGCTGCAGGAAATCCCGGCTTTACCCAAAGTTGCATAATTGCCGCGGACGTGGTCGCAATGATCTGAGCGGCTGTGATGGCGAAGTCGATATCTGCATATTTCTTTTTGACTGCTTTCTTTTCTTCTTCCATCTGTTCCTCCAGGGCGGCAGTCTTTTTCGCATTTCCTTTGGCCGCTTTCAGTTGAGCGGCATATTTGTTTTCGATGGCCAGTTCTTCACTTTGGCTTTGTTTACTAACTAGCTGACTTGCCTGACTTGCGATCTGGGCAACCTGATTGGCATAATTTATTTGTTTAGAAAGCATTGTTTCAAGATGTTCTTCTTGTAATTCGCGTTCTTGCTCCTGATACTCTTTTTGAGTGATTAGTCCTTTCTCGTATTGATCCAACAATGCCGCTTGCTTATATTCATAGGACTTCTTGGTACGCTCGATCAGGCGTTCGACTTCCGGGTCTTCCTTTTCTTCTTCAACTTTAATGTCACCTATGTAATCGGTAAAATTAAGTTTCTTACCGTACTTTTTGAGGAAGGCAATACGTTTGTTCATGAGCTTTTCTTCTTCTGCATCCGACTTCTGGCCGTGCTCCTTCATGAGACGGATCCGGTTATCCAGGGAAGCCATTTCAATCATTTCGATGTGCTTGTTATATAGGGCTTCGTTCTTGATCTCCTGATTGTAATATTTGGCCTTTTCCGCATTTTTGACCACGGCAAAAGTTTGATCACTATCCTTTAAGGCTTTCTCCAGGGCCTTCTTTTGTTTGGCTTCCTCTTTATCTTGTTTTGCTTGGGTTCCTTTTAAATTACCAAGAGATTTCAGACGGGCTATTTCTGCGTCGATCACTTCTATTTTACGGTTTTTGGCTGCAATTTCAGCTTCAGTGGTTTCAGGCATTTTCTCTGCTTCTTCGCGGAGATCCTTCTGTATCTGAAGCAGGGATTTTTTCTTTTCCTCTTCACCACTTCCGCCACCGGATCCACCGGTACCGGAACTTTCAGAATGGGCAGGGGGTGTCATGAAGGTGAACTTCTGATCAAGTTCTACCATATCCTGTTTATAATCATCGGAAAGCCGTTTGATGCGCATGAGATCCCGGTATGCAGAAGATGTCAAAACATTTCCGTATCTACCCTTTAATTCATCAAACATTTCATAGGCAGTTTTCCCTCCTGCCTGCATCATGGCTTTTAGATCGGATACATAGATATTTGCAATATCTTCGGACGATTGTCCGGCTACCTGTTTCCGAATATAGTCGTATTTATCAGCTACATTGTCAATATAGTTTTCGGTGATAGAGGATCCTGCATTTGTTTTCATCTTCATTGCAATTTGCGTTTCCAGGGAAGAATTGACCTGCTTTAAAGCGGTATCGATATCCTCCCAGTTACTTTTCTCTGTAAGCTGATTGGTCAGGTATTGGCCGTACTTTTCGTTAATGGTTTGGATCAGCTTCCGGCGAGTGTCGGTACCTTCGTTGGCTTTCTTCAGTGCGTCGAATAGGAAACCGGCTTCAAGTTGTTCCTGAGCAAGTTCTTTTCTAAATTCCCGGCTTGCTTTTTCTGCTTCTGATGTTTGTGTTACATACTTGTAAAGATATATGGTGGCAGCTGCAATGGCAGTACCAACAGCTACCCAGGGGTTTGAAGCAAGCAATAAGTATAGCTTTCTTACGGAAGTGATCACTTTGCCTGTCCATAGAGCTTTTGCTTTGTCTGCAATGACGGAAGAATTGACAGCAATGGTATATACAGCGATGGCACCGGCACACAAACCTATTTCTGAACTGTTCTTGCTGATCCATGAAATTAGGTTCACTAGCTTTTTCGTCCAGGAAGTAGTTAAATTCATGGCTGAAAGAATTGCAGGATTCAGCTGATCAATCAACTCGATTCCGAGTTCTGTAAGTTTATTCTTTGCTTGGTCACGTTTTGCAGCTGCAGTCTCGCTTTTAGTTACTGCCTGTTCAATGGCAACGGTTGTTCCGGTAACAGCTTTGGTATAGTATTCTACTTTCTCAGCTTCGTTGATCAGGACGGAAGCAACGTTATATCCTTCTTCTCCGAATTTTGCTTTGATATCGGCAGCTGTCATTTGTTGTTTACTCAAATTCTCCAGAGCCTGGGTTAAGCCAACTACTTTTGGATTCGTTGTATCTGATCCGGTTTGTAAGGTCAGGAAGAACTTTTTTAACCCGGTACCAGCAATTTCGTCTTTGATACCCTTTTCTCCTAGTGTTTCGATAGTACCGATCAGCTGCTCGATGGGTATTTTTGCTGAAGCTGCAGCGACACCGGAAGTTTTGATTGCTTTTGTCTGACTTTCGACTGCAGCGGATCCGTATTTACTACCGGCTGCTAGTGCATTGGTGTAGCGGGCTGCCTGATCAGCGCCGTCGCCATATTGGTTCAGTGCCAAAGTGGTTGCGTCTACTGCATCGACCAGGCGCATGCCGGAAGCAGAAGCAAGAATCAATGTTTGTTTTGTGACTTCGGCCAATGCTTCTTTGTTACCGAGTAGTTCTGGTTTTGCCGATCCTACCAGTTTGTAGGCTTCGAGGATTTCAGTTGATGATTGCCGGATCCGGATACCTTCTTCTGTGACTGTTGTGGATAGTTTTTGAGCTTGTCCTTTTAACCAAGCAATACTATCATCATCCAGGCCAGTTAACGCCTTCAGGTCTGCAGCAGATTCTTCCAGGGCGTCGCGTTCCTGGCGAAATTTACTGAAGGCAAGAGTAATGCCGGTGAGAACGGCAATGACAGTTCCTATCATACCGGCATACTTTCCGATTAAATTGTTAGCTTTCGTCCAACGGGATTCACCGACCTGTAATTCAGCATTTACCTGGCTAAGTTCTTTTTTGCACCGGCGGATCTGATCATTGAGAAACTTCCAGTCCTGGGAACCTCGCTTTATTTTAGGATCCGATAGTTGTCTGGTTAATTCTCGGATGGTAGCATTTAGTTCTTTAGGCTTGGCCGTCGATAAGTTATTCAGGATTCTGTTGACTTCGATAGCCTCTTTTTGTAGAGCTTTACGGTTTGCTAAGAGTTGGTTTTTCTGATCCTTGAGAGATTTAACGAGTTGAGCATCGCCGGTCTTTCTTGCTTCCCGGATCTGTTTGTCAACGCTTTTTACCTTTTCTTCGATTAGGGTTAATTCTTGTTTCGCCCGTTCACCGTCGATAATTAATTCGGTGGTTGCTGTTTGTTGAATAGGCTGCATAAATTATTGTTTTTGGCGAAAATAGAGGGTAGTCGTGTAGGGTAAAAAGACAAGGGAGAGGCTAAAACCTCTCCCTCCGCGTTAAGGATAGAAATGTAAATCCGGGAACCGATTGTAATGTATAGCCTGCCGGGAACGCCGGAACGCCCTATCCTAAATATTTGAAATCGTTGATTCGATTAATCCAACCCTGAAGGAATACTTTTTGTGATGGATCCTGCTTGCATAGATCTTCACAGAACTTGATACGTTCTTCTTTCAGACGTAAGAAAAATGCTTTCGGGTTAACCTGGTTAATTGTGGCTAACGTTACCGGCCCAACCTTGCCATCAGCTGTAACATTGAGTAAGCGCTGTGGGATAATGACACCCCATTTACCGGAAGCCCAAACCCAGTCTACAAGGATATTTGCAATCGACTGATCCCGGATCTGGTCTGCTTTCCAACGATTCCAGTAGTTTTTCCGGAGCACTTCAACTACGTCGTTACGGGTGATTAGTCGCAGGTCATCAGCGTCAATGTCCCCGTCGCCGTCTTTGTCGTAGCCGCAGGACTTCCAGGTCGAGAGTGTTATACCCATGTTTGTTTTGCCGCCTTTATCAGCTTTGTGGTCAGCCCAACCACCTTCCCATTTGAAGATGATCGGGACGAGTACTTCAATTTTTGCCATTGTTGTTTTTTTGTTTTAGAAAGGTATCTATGAAGGATACATTTTTAATAAATTCGATACTTATTACATAATGAATGAATGCGATCCATTGACTTTCAGTGAAAAGTCTTTTTAAATTACCCGTAACATTGACAGAGAAGAAATAGAGTAAAGCGTAAGTAATCATTGAGATTGATTGTAATGCTCCATTTTGGTTATTCATATGATCACCGATAAAAAAGGTACAGGAAATCAAAACGTAGAATACTGTTGCTTCGATAACACAATTAAATGCTTTCTTGAATGAGAAGTCTTCATTGTCAACTCTTTTACTTGTCAGGTAACCGACAATAAAACGAAGAATAAAAATAACAGTAGCGGATAATACCATCCCGTAAATAGGAGAAAAATAGGCTGCGAGTGCAGCTAATGTTGTAATGATGAGAGTTTTTAAATCTTCCATTGTATAAGGGGTTTAAATTTGAGACAAAGGAAGAATTATAGAGCCTGATCCAAAAAGACAAAAAAGGGCGTCCGGATATCACTACCCAGACGCCCTAACTTTACCTATGAATAGGTTTACGTTTTTGATGCCACAAACATACGACTAATTTCGATCCCTTGTCTTCGGGATCGTATGTTGTTCAACATTTAGTACTGAAAGTTAAAAATGGATATTTAAGCGCTATCCAATTAATACTTAAATGCTCCAAGGAATTTAAGGTAATTAAAAGTCTTCTATAATTGCTAAGGGTAAAACCCGAACATATTTTTAACAATTCGTACTGCTACGCGAATTTGATCCGCAGCAGCTTGGTCACCTTGTGCTCTAAAATTAGCTTCATCCTCTTGTGCTTCATCTACTAATTGTTGCCCATAATGATTAGGAACTCCCCCTGGTTGATTATGTATTGGATGTGCATTTTGAGCTGTTATTGATCCTGCGTCAATTAGAATTTGGCGTGCATTATTATAGACTCCTTGATTTATTTGCCTTTGAATAACATTGATCATTTTTGCCTGAATAATGGCATTTAGTCTGTTATCTACAAAACTAAACTTCGATCTTTCCTGTTTAGGTTGAATTAAACCCGCTTGTAAAACCTTATGTTGCTTATCTGCTTTCATAACTATTATTTAGGGAGGAAAGATACCAAAGTAACAGAAAGCTACCAAACTTAATTTGTAGATAATATAAATAGTACGATGAACAACAGAATATAGAGTGTGAATGTAAAAGAGCGTCTGGTTAGTGACATCCGTAACGTTCACATTTTTTCAAATTTTAATAAAAAAGAAAGCCAGCAAGGACATCTTTGCTGGCTCAACTCTTTTGCGTTTTGAACTATTCCAGTTTGGCAATCTCCAGTTCCAATTGGTTGATCTGATCCCGGATAGATTGTCGTTCTTGATGTATGGCATTAAGATCATATTCACATTTTAGCCCCAAAGCTGTATATTCTGTTGCTTTGATAATCTTATAATCAGAGGCTTGTAAGGATTCTATAAGCTCCTGTCTATCTCGATTGAGATAGTATCGTTTTTCTGTATTTTTATTCATAGTATTCTTAAACTAAACGTTATAGCTCTTGTCATTTTATTGATTATATAAGCCTGAGCCTGCTCGCCACTTTTGACTCCAATGGATACTTTTCCTTCTTTTTCAAATACATCAGAAAAGATATTATCTCCTGAAATTAGTACGCCACCTTGATAATGATTAGTCCTATATAAAGCGCTAAGTCCATCACTGACTGCTGAAATATAGTATAGGCCATAAAAACCAGATCCCTTGGGTATTTTGTATTCACCACCAGCTTCAATTCTTACATTATAGATCATTCTATTCAAAATAACTGACTCCTTAGCCATTAATCCATTAGACGAATCAGTTGCTACAGGTTGTTTATTCGTAAATAATTCAATAAACCTTGCTATTGTCATATTCTCCGAAGGGGCTCCTGTTGTCGGATTAACTAGCGTCACTAACCAGTTATCCGGTAGGGAGTCTGATTTTATATTTAGTTCATTTAAAGCTTTATCTGCCATATTACTTTACTATGTTGTGGGATTTCTCCCTGTTAATTAATTTGATAAAGAAAAGGTCATGGCAGATATAGATAATCAATTAGGCTTTCAAATTGGCAACTTGCTTCTGTAGTTCGAGGATAGCTTCACCCATCTTTTGGATATTGTACTCGTAGTGTTCGACAGTTTGCATTGTCGGTGTCGGTAGTCCATTTTCTTGCAATGTCATCGGGATATCGGCTGATACCGGGACTTCTTCGATAATTGTCTCAGTCAAGTCATTCGGTGTAAGACTGAAAGCGTTAAGAGTAGAAACACCTGCAATCTTTTTGAATGTGAAATTTTGAACTATATCTCCAACCGGTATTCTTGTCCGATCTGTCGCCGCGAAATATATCCCGTCATTAGCAAAAAGGTACATAAAATAAATCGAAGGCTCATTTTGATAACGAGTACTGACTATATCAAACGATTCTTTTTTATATTTGACACCATAGCCTATGTAAGCGAAGCTAGAATTCATTTGAACCCCTATGTGCATTATATCTAATTTATCTTTTATCATTACTTCCCCGCTGGCTGCAAATCCGAATTCTAATGTAGATTTAATCGTTCCACCTGAGGTCGAAAGGAAAGGTAATAATTCTATGAATCTCGCTATCGTCATATTCTCTCCTGGTTCTCCGGTTTTAGGATTAACCAATGTCACAAACCAATCATTTGGTAAACTATCTGATTTTACACCTAATTTATTTAATTCTATATCTGTCATATGTTTGTTAATTAATTAACCGGGGCGGTCCCGCCCGCGGAAGGTTACATTTGTTGTACCTCGCTATCGTCAGAGATATTGAGGATTTGTTTAAGTCTCTTGTTTTCTTCCTGTAGTTCCAGGACAGCTTTTCCGATCTTGTCAATTGACCAGACATACTGTTCCTGTAGTTCACTTTTAACTGGTGTTGAATCTTCCTGACTGGCTGAATCCGATACAGCGGACACCGCAAATTGTTCGACTGAACTGTCTGTAATAGAGGAGTTTGGCACGCAATTTGCGGGGGGGGGGTAAAATGCTGTTATTCAGAGAAGTAGTCTCAGTTAAGGCGTTAGCAGAAGCTGCCATTGATCTGCTTGTCCGTATCTCTAATCTAGTTAACCCTCCTGGATCACCTGATACTGTCAAAGGATATGTTACTCCAAAATATCCTATTGGAGTAATAGAAACTTCTATACCATTATCTGATTCAACATATAGTTCCAGCATATCATTATGTACTCTATAATAATACCCTCTATTTAAACCGATATTACCGTCTAGCGAAGTTAACACCGGTATTGAATTTTTCTTTAATACAGCACATATAGGACCGATTAAATAAGAAGAAAGATTACCAGCCCAAATCAAGGCACACCCTTGACTATAATGAAAATCAGCTGTTCTCATTAATAAAATATATTGAGAATCAGAAGAAGCTCCTGTTTTGTATTTTAATGATGACAGTAGTTTTGAGTTTTCGCTACTAAATAAACCATTTGTGTCACTTGTCGCTACGGGCATTTTCCCTGTTAGCGACTCAATAAATTGAGCAACCTTAATATTCTGAGCCGGCTGCAACGTTGCCGGATTAATTAACGATATTTTCCAATCATCAGGCAAGTTATTTGTGTCAGCCAAACCATTTAATTCTATTTCATTTGCCATAATATTTCAATTTTAGTTGTTATTATTTGATTCACTTTTTTATCGTTATGAGCCTAAACCACTCATAATGACTTCGCCTTTTTAGATAATCCTGATCAAAGCGATATTTATTAGCCTCTTTTTCAAACGAGATATTTTCATAGGCCTTTCGGCCATATATAAAGAGCTTGATAAACCATTCGATCACATATAGCAAATAGAAGCCTATAAAGGCTAACTCCTTCATCTGAGCCGTATGTATTGATTCATGATTAATAAATCCTGGCTCCGGAGTATCTCCAGTCCTTATGAAAAGGAAACCAAAAACATTCATGGCGAATCCCCGTTTAGGGATTAAATTATTGTAAATCACTTTTATCATCCTTTTTTTACTTTTAATGTTTCACCATCCAAATACACCTCGTTAAAACCGACTTTATCTCTCCCTAATGGCATACGATCGGCATTTATCTTTATCCTTTTATTTGTAGCATCTACCGCAAAAAAAGGTGCATAGATATAATCATCATAAATTGATAAACCATCACCGGTAATAACTAAGTTCGCTTTCTTAATTCCTGAGTTATAAAGATCAAAAGCAAGACGGGGACCAGACCTGGTTGACGTTACGAAAAAGTCCAAACGAGTAATTTCCTTATTATCGCTATTGATCATTTTAAGGCACTTCTCAACCGGATCAATAATAATTCGATTACCTCCCTTTGATGTTTCAAACTTCCCGCGAAGGGTACATTTGTTACTGATAAGTTCACCAGTCTTTCCATCTAACAACAGATTGGGTTCTCCAGAGTCAGGATCAATATCCTGGCTTTGCATCTTTTTGTTTTTAAACATAAACTCGGCAATGTTAGCCCCATCAATAAAGGCTGTATCCATCGCGACAAAACCGAGTTTATTCGCCGGCTCCCAATTACTATCACCAGACGATGATGTTGGTGGAACCGAAATGCCCTGATCCGGATTATAATTCTTAACTTGAAATATGTAATACACATTACCGAATGGATATAGTATAATATCCCGATAAAGGGAGTTCCAATAGTATGGAGCTTCATTTACATCGAAAAAGCCACAATTACGAGGCATTGATCCGGTAGCTCCACGTTCTCCATCTATGCCATCACGGATAACAGACACCCCAACTTCATCTACATAATTAGAGTTCCAGGCTTGTGCATCTGCCTGTTTTTCATACATTCGGATTGAGTACGCCTTTATTCCCGCTATTACTGTCACATTGATAGACGAGGTTTTAACCGGAGCCACATGTTGTTCCCATGCCGATGTGCCTGTTGCCGATTTGCGGCAGGCCAGATAAAATTTATTTGACGCTTGTACTGCTCCCGCACCGGTCTGCTGTTTACTGATAACGGTAAAAGCCGATGGCGTAGGTGTACCAACTGAGTTAAATACAATGTTTGTTACCGGAGATACCAACCAATAGGCCGTAGCATCAGTTCCGGGCTTGCCGTCTTCGGCCGAATATTGTACAGGATCACTCCAAGTGCCGGCAGCATCTGACACCGCTTTCTTCGTGGACTTCCAACGAGCTCCAGCCATGATCATTTGACTCCAACCACAAGAATTACCGGTCAGGATCGGGCGGGGCGGTTTGGTTATGCTCGTATGATAAGTCGTAAATTCCTTCTCTACAAGTTCAATAACTGTCGGAGGAATAAAGATGTCCCAGTATTCCGAATTAATATTTTCGACTGTAAGAGGCTTGTATAATAGGTAACTACCACCGGTCTTTAGATACTTACCTCCTGTGCTCAGGAATGGCACAGGGGTCTGCCCTGTATTTTTCTTTTTACAAAATATCTTGCCACCTGCAAAAGATAAGAGATCACGTTGGTTGTATTCCCGGTATGGACTATAAGGCTCTGTTATATAGTTCAAGCCAGCTTCACCCGGATCACCTTTAACTTTACTCCATATATAATCAGCAGGATTGTTTGATTCTGTGATAGTTTCTTTATTATATGCCAGCCCTATATATGCCTTTCCATCAGGACTATTACTCATCCCATTACCCTGCGCGTCATCTGCGTATCGGACCCATGTGTAGTAAGTTTTTCCATCATCTCCAGGCTTCCCCGGTATTCCTTCTCCGACAATTAAAGCCCAAGTATATTCAGCAGGATCACTGGATTCGATAGGGCTTAGTTTATTTATGGCCAGTCCTATATATTTTTTCCCTGCCGGTAACTCAGACATACCGTTACCCTTATCATCATCAGCGAATTTTAACCAGGTATAATACTGTATTCCGTCATCTCCTTTTTGGCCAGGAACACCTTGTTGACCAGGTTTACCATCCTCGGAAATTAGTTGCCAAGGATGATTGGGATCACCGGTATATAATCGTTTGCCACCGGTGGTTAAGTATTTTCCTCCGGTGGTCAAATATCCTCCCGGATTCTTCCGTGGCTTTACTCCTTTATTGTCTCTATTGGCAATAAAGGAGGCTCCATCACTTCGAACGATGTTACTTTTTTTATAGCCACGGGCAGAGTCCCATTCACCGACGGCCTCGGCGCTAGTCCCATCTTTTCCGTCTTCGCCTTTTGAGACGCGCTTAAACCAATCCAGATTACCATCGGCCGGCTCCGATGTTGTTCCATCCGGATTGATACAAAGCCAGGAAGATCCGGCATGAGTTACTTCATCATAGTAAGCGTATTTCCCTTTAACCCAAGCACCTTTAAAAAATGGTACTCTTTCAACAGACGTTCCATCTGCTGACATCTGGTTGATCACACCAGTCATGTAAATGTTATTCAAAAAGATTGAATAACCGGTCATGTTATACCCATGTACCGACAGATTGGTTAGATCACCAAACTGAGCAGCAATCTGACGTTTTTCAAATTCCCAGCCATCAACATGATAAAGATAGCGGGTATAGGTCCGAGTTGAATAATTAGATGTCTGACGGTCTTTGTTGACAAAGTTTCCGTAGCTGACAAAATGCATGGCCTCGCATGGATGGAACTCATGAGGATAGCTGGCTGATGAAGGACGGACCTGATATCTAAATGTTTTGTTCTCTTTGTCCAGTATTTCTGTAATGGTGAAATAGGCAGTATAGAAGCCGGCAAAAGTAAATCCTCCCTTGCTATCGTCTTTATCCTCTGTCGAATTTTCAGAAGGCGTAAGAGAGTGAAATATACCCATACTGATATCACCCACTGAGATAGCACCAAATTCACCATCCTCTAGCTTCAGTTTAGCAGTCCGATTTTCTACATCTACAGATTCAATGATACCGCCGCCTGGAGCATTCCACTTGATACCTGTAAATACTTCAACCCGATTAAACCTTATTTCAGGCACTTCCAAAAAACGACGTATAATAAGAGACTCTAGTTCTCCATTTCCGAAAGCATCGATCATTCCACCTTTGCCAGTCAAAATACCAGGAATGAACTCCCCGAATTTTGTTCCCTTCAAAAAATTAATCAACTCCTGAGCAAAATCTTCAATATCTTTCCGGAGGCGTTTGTCATCCTCATTCTTAGCCCGGAGAGCCGAATAAAGATTATTGTCTGTCGGTACAGTTTCGGTGTCAGTTGATTCAATTATTTCAAGATTCGAACCACTCTCTATTATATCAATTAATAATTGACCGACACGTCCTGCAGTATTAGCTGAAATTTGTGTTTCATCCCGGATTATTTCGGCCCTTCGCCTTAATTCATCTATTATTGATCGAATCTTATCCATGCCGTAAAGATGTTAATGTATGGAGGTTTTAAAAAAGACAGTTAACCAACTTGTGCTTCGAGTGTGTCTTTAATTATTCTGCAGAATTGCTGTCCGTAATTAGCTGCGAAGTGATCTCCCAAACGGAAAATACTGTATAAGTATTTTTTTGTCAGCCAGGGTTTAGGCATTCTTTTGGGGGATTGGCCGATATCCCCATTGTTGCCGACGGAGATTTCTCGGCCGTGTCCTCGTTCTACATAAACTCCATACTGGAAGAATTTATGAACGATACTTCCTTTGTCTGAATCATCTGCCCATTTGGAGAGTTCCATCTGGAATGACTTCATGAGTGTACCGGTATCGTAAACCTCATATTCCTGCATTTTTTCTTGCCAAATGGTGACCATCATGTTCATCCAGCCTTCCGCATATTGCCGGGCGTCTGTGTTGCTTGCTTTGTAACCGAGTGTCGTCATTTCCATTTATTGGGGTTAACACATAGACTCAGCGGAGTATTTACAGTAATAGAAAAATAGAGACCGGCTGTTTCCGGGAAAAGCATCAGGGGAATTTCCCAAAAAGGGAAACGATCGGACATATAGGTTAAACCGGATTGCAGTTTATCCCTGTCTGTGATCAGACGAGAAACAATATCGCGATATATTTCCCTGCAGGTATTCATTGTTTCATTCTGTGAGATCATTCCGTCAGGGCCTTTACTGTGATATTTTTTCAGGATCCAGATAAAATAAACCCTGCGTTCCACATAGCCACCAGCAGCCGGCATGATTTGTCCGTCTTCTGTATCATCAACGCAAAAAAAAGCATTCGACGTCCTGGAGTTGCTGATCAGTTCTTCGAGTGTATTTTTGTCCGATACCCGGCAAAATTTGAATGACTCAAGATCTTTTAAGCTGGCATGTATATTTTCAAAATAGGGGTAACAATCAAATCTTTCCATTACGTTGTTTTGTATTAAATTCTTCGACTTCCCGGGCTTTTTCGTTTAACTCATATAACGCATACCAGGTTTCACTATCCAGGACGGCATTCATCTTTGTTACGTCGCATGACGTTAGTACACGCAGCATATTGTTTATGTGTGATCGCATATCCGGAGTTTCGCTACCGGTATTTTCTGAAGGGGAAAATAGAAACGGAAATTTGTCAGACAAGATCTGCTTGATCGAATTGTACCATAGGAATACTGTAAATAATTTTGCCGGGGAACAGTGTTTAAATTTATTCTGCTGTTTGGCCGTGTTGCTGTCATTCCAATTTGTTCCTGCCGAGTATAGGACCGAAGTCAGGCAACGAAGGTAAAAATTGTCTTCAGTATATAGATATGCTTGATAATAGTTTTCGGCTGCCAGATATAACTTTAACGGGGATCCTTCCAACGTATCGAATACCGGCCGGAATCCTTTCAGCTTGCGAAGAGGTTTAATACCTTTCGGCACGTCTGTAATCCAGGAGAGTTTTTTCGATGAAAATAAATTTGGTAGCTCTCAAGCAGGATCTTACGTTTTTTGAATTTACATAAGAATAGACCAGGCCCGGCGGCCTTGAGTATTTTTAGACCGGAGAAAAATTTCAGGGCCCAGATTTGAATATATTCTTCGCTTTTCCCGGTAGAGAGAAGCATTTCAGAAACAGCCAGGAATTGTTTTTCCGATAAATCAGCCCAGCTGTGTGGTACGGATATTTCAATCTTACTTATCATATACCACCGAAATAAGTTGCATGTTCTTTCTTGTTTTCATATTGCACGGCCGTTTTGAGCGCATATTCATCAGATCCGGCATAAGTGGGGAATAGGTCAAGCTGTAAACACATCGTATTTACCGAGGCTTCCATTGTCCTGATTGCTGCATTTATATCAGATTCAGATGGTGTGTTACTTCTGATCAGCGTGCCAAGGGCACATTTTACTGCATGTAGCACCGTATAATCTGGTGTTGCCGGAACAGAAGTATATTGCTTATTTAAAAGCTCTGCATAATATTCAGAACTAATATATGAGAAAATATATTCCGGCAAAAATTTGAAAGTCCGGGCGTGGGCCTGCCGGTAGATTTCTGGATCTTTCATGTCTTCAGACGGTACGAATGTCCGGAAGTCGGAATAACCGACAAACAGATGATCAGTGATACTGTGTAGTGTCGGATTCCTGTTCCAGAGTTCTTGTAGTTCCTTGTTGATTGATAGCCTGCGAATAATATTTTCTTTGAATTTTTCCTGCCAAACATCTTCCTGCAAACGTAATGCTGCAACCCTGTCTTTGCTGGCCGGTATATATTTGGAATTACTGCCACCAACGACAGCAAAGCCGTTGTTGGTTAGAATCAGGTCAAGGTTCGGAATAGCTTCAAAGAGTGCTTGGTGACAGATGTACCGTTTACATAAGATCCGGAAATTGTCAGTATCTGGAAGATTAGATATGTGATTGTAAAGATCCTCTCCGAATAATCTAAGTGAGGCTGTTTCTTCTGCGATATCAACCCATTCTGAATACAGGCCAACGTCTTGATTTGAATCAAACGTTGTCGGTATAAATTTCATAAATTCCTCGTAATTACTCAGTATCGCCATTGTTATCGTCTCCATCTTTTAGTTCATTACTTGATGTTGCCTTTGCGTCTTTACCCTGGTCAAGCGTGGTGAGCATGATGATCGGAATGTCGAATATAACTTTGTCCCATTCAGGATCTGTTGCTTTATTAAATTCCTGAATGATGAAAAACTGATCGAGCAAAAGATCATGAAACGGGATTTCCATTGACTGTTTCATAGTAAATAATTCGCGTTTGTCGGAGCCGGAGAAAGATCCTTTCGTTTTACCTGGTGTTGCTCCAATGAGTGACGGATGGATCCCTTGACCATAACAAAGCATATTGCTGGCTTCTTCCGAATCTTCGATCCAGTCCCCCCCCTGTTTTGTTTTGTCAATGCAGGTAATTTTTACATAGGATTGTTCAACGCCTTTGGGATCGACGTAATAACCGGTTATCCAAACTTTTCCTTCATTTTCAATCCCCATCATAAACTCGCGGATATTCTCTTTTTCCTTATTCCACCTTTCGATCTGCTTTTTAGGATCGGTGATCTTTTCTTCGTCCATGATCGTTGCCCTATATTTGGGGTTGATTTCAACTAACCAACGAACTGCCAGGGAATTTTGAAATTTTGCTTTTTTGCCAATCGGGATCATTTGTTTAATGTCGAACCAACCCGAATTGAATATGGCCCAGAAGGGTACAAACGGGTAATATTTATTCCCTACGCAGGGGAAAGTAGTCAGGATTGCGAATTTGCGTAATCCAGAATCTTTTTTTGTACCTTTTTCATCGGAAGCTCTGCCTGTTCTGATCTCCAGATCTCCGATCGGGTCTGCAGGATCCAGTAGGGGAATAACTTCGATTTCATCTTTAGAAATATTTTTTTCCCAATTACCGAAAAAGATGTGCTCAATTTTGCCGGTTTTCGGGTCGCAGGTTTCAAACCGGCAATAGCAAGCCTCCTTGTGTCTTAGCTGTACAATTTTTTTTCCGTCGTTGCTCAAAATAAGGACTGATACGCAGAAAAAGAAATGTTTGAAATCGTTGATCTGTTCCATGAAGTATCTGGCCGGCCTGTTGTGACGAAAAAAATTGAATACTGGGCCTGTCTTCGGGATCGGTTTGTTTGTAGTTTCATCAAGGATCTTTATTCCTCCGGAATAGCAGCAGAGCACATTGAAAAGTTGGTTCTGGCTTAAAACTTCGTCTTTGCGAAGTAGTTTCATAATTTCATGAGGCCGCAGGTTATCATCTCCCCAGGGCACATAACCTCTATACCTCCAATCATCCCCACCGAGTTTGATCGGTGTAATATCCGTATTCTCTTCAAATACCTGTGTCCCGACATTAATAACGTCGAGTATTTTGCCATATCCACTGGACATGACGAACATATTTTCTTGTGTCATAGACATACTTCTAAGTCATTAATCATGTATATTAATTTTGTTCGTATCTGCCGGACTTCCCGGCTGCTCTGGTTCATTACATTGATCACGTCCGGATGATAGCGGACAGAGGTAACGATTACTTTCTCGTATCGCTGGATTTCACCCTTTTTATTCCAAAACATAAGAGTGACAATTGCCCCTGGTTTCAGTAGTTTGCGTGCTAATTTTAAATGTATCAGTTCCATATTAATTAAATGATCTGTCGAATGTTGCATCAAATATTCGCCCGGACGTGGCCGTTTTATATCGCTGATTACTTTGTGTCAACCGGTATGAAAATTCGTACCGTGGTATTTCATCAGGAAGAGAGGATCTTTTGACCGATTGATCCAGGATTACAATCTCTTTGATTACCCCCAGCTGGTCATATAGCCATATTTCTTCGCTAGAGAACATATCGTCAATCGCGTAGGCAGCAGCTTGAGTGAGTAAGCCGGTATTTACCGTGTATTCTCTGAGGTTTTTTCGTTTGAAGTTCTTATAACCGCCGCCGAAAGTTGCGTAATAACGCTCGAATTTTCCTTCGCTGGCGGCTTCTCCTATGCAAGTGAAAGTATCTTCAACGCCAAAACAATTTCGGTAAACAAAGTGAGTTTCCTGCAAAAAAGGGGTGTAATCGATTTCGTATTTCATTGAACGCTCACCAAGGGTTACAGTATAGTACAACAATTGTTTTCCTTGATCTTTGAATATATTCGGAGAAACATCCAGGTACTTGACGGTACCGCTACCAATTGCTGCACGTTCAAAAGATTTGGATGATATTTTACCGTCTGCCAGATAGGTCGCATTAACGGTTGCTGTCGTCGATAGGGATTCTTTTGCATAAAATGCTAATGTTTCCCGACGCGAAAGGGCTGTTTTCTTCGTTGAAAACATCAGTGTCAGAAAGTGTGTGTTACAGAATGCTCCAGCTGTCATGTCGAAGTCAACGTCGCAACGCATCACTGTATGTTTTGTTTGCTGACTACTGTTGTAAATGAAGGTAAATTCAGCCACATTGATTTGTTGCTTGAGCAAATAGGCGATAGGGCCTTCGTTGCGAAGCCAGTTGGATAGAACGTCACCAATCCCGGTTATATATACGACACCGTCCGTATTCCTATAATATTTTTCTGTCGGCAGGACGATAATATTACCCATTTGGATCGTAAAAGTGATTGGCTGATTACTGTCCGGACTGATAATGATGTCGCCTATGGAGCTGGTAAAGCAGAATGAATCGGGTTGTTTCAGGATCCGCATAGTTAGTAAATTTTAAATCCGACGCCTAAAAAGGGGTGTCTCTCTTTAAAGTCATATCCGCCCTGTATAAGCCACCTGTTTTTCGTGATAACCAATGAGGTCGATAGCCTGGTATCTGCCGAGAGAAACAAGGAAAACGGCCTCTCAGGACATTCTATGACGGGTGTTGTGAGGGTGTAAGTGAACGTCCGACCGACCAAAGAGTTTTGATAAACGGTGTCTTTGAGTATAGCAATAATACTGTTGTTAGCAACTAAAGTATCGTTGTAGACTTTAGCAGATAAATAGTCTTGAATGATTGCTGAAGTATCTATTAAGACTGGCGGTTCCGGGATGAAGATATCTACGAGTTCTGGTTCCGGTATAAAAACAATATCGGAGCTAAAAATAGTATCTTTAATCTCTACCGGTATCTGTTTATAAATAGTACGGCCAATACCGAAACCAAGGCTAATGCAACCTAGGGTAAAGATTAGGAGGAATAGTATTATACTTTTTTTCATGTCATTTATTTTGGAGCGAATATCGTATACAAATAAGTCTTGTAAAAAGACAAAAGCCCTTTCCGTAACTTTAGGAAAGGGCTTATTATTATTCTATGATTGCTTTATTTGGAGATGATCGTTTTTTCATTAGCCATACAGGTTTATCATCAATAAAAGCAAGTGAATATTTATTACTAATCATCATGATTGAGACATCATCTACTCTTAGGGTTATAATATCTTCCAGATCCTGTGCAATCTCCAAACTACTTTTTCGAAATGTTGCATCTTGATCAGTCGCAGGTTCAAATTCTCCAAGATATCGAGAAAAAATAATGGTGGTAAGTTCTTCGTTCATGCAATACCTCCTTTCATTACAACCATTTTGCAATGGTTGTTTCGTTTTAAACTTTCAGCCAGGAGGCGTGAATATTCTTCTTGTAATTTGGTGTATTGTAATGCGTCGACATATACTTTACCATTGACGAACAAAAAATCGCCAATAATTTCTGTTTTTTTCTGACTCATAAAAGACCTCCTTTCTTAGCTGAACAATAAATCCAGTAAGCCGCAAGAACCAGAGGCAGGAACACGATAGTAAATACAGCCAGCAACGCGGCTGTGTACATCTTAGCTTCGTAGATATCTTTACAAAGGGTAACTTTATCAGGCATAGCGTGGTAGGATTTTTGGACGGTTGTCCAAGAAAAGAAACTCGTTTCGTGAGCTAACGTTGATTGTAGGGCACTATTATTCCCCGGCAAACAAATGTTTTCGTTGAGTTTGAGCATAACTAACATTGTTTGTTTTTGTGGACAGTAGAAACGAAAAACGGTTCCGCCTGTCCCTTTGCTCTACACCTCAACCGGCAGTTACGGCCATTAAGCCGTATCAAGGGGGTACGAAACCGTAATATTATATATACGTATAGTACAGGCACAAAAAAGGCCGATACAAAAATGTTCGGCGGACGATCCGCCAGTTGAGAAATAGAGCATTGCAAATATGAGGAAAGTTTTTGGAATGGCAAAATATTGTCTTATGATATCTTCCCTTTAATTTTTAAATGAATGAGTTGCCCAAAGTTAAATACGTTAATAACCATATCTTTAATAGCAAATACTGCATAAAAGAGAATATAACAGAGTAGAGATAGAATTCCATAGTTGAACTGTTCTATTGGTAAATAATCTGCATATGGCAAAGGTACTATTATTTGGGCCTTTAGAATGAGTTCCACAATTAGTCCAGCAACTAATCCAATGAATAAAGCGAACAGTGCTACAGCGAAAACCGTATTTTGTTTCTGATACAATGTTGGCTTATCATCTTTTGATTTTGACATAGTTTCTACAATGTTACTGCCGGAAAACCCCATGAGTAAAGCGTATCCACCCAATAAAAAGCCGAGTACATTAGGTATGATGGTAATAATTAAATTGGTTATCTCTGAAATAAAGAAAAGAGATGTCTGAGTGGAAAAAATAAAAACAGGGAGTACTACAAGTGTACAAATCAATGGCCACTTGGAGGACTCCCAAAATTTTTTGCGGGTATACAGTTTAAATACAGTTTTCCAACCGAAATTACTCATTTTTCTTCGATTTATACCTTTGTATCATTTGTGTATATACATCATGTTCCATGAATTCTTTATCTACCTGTAAAGATAACCTATTTGGGTGATCTTTTGTTATAATTTTTTTTCTGGGTTTCTTCCCATTTTTGATAGTTGCTGTTGCTGAGCCATTTTTTCTAGAGAGCATCAAGTATCCTTTCAAGAGTTTACTTTTCAATAAATCGAGAGTGGATTTTTTCCGACTATTAGCAACCAGATGTAAGCTACTAACTCCAGTGTCTTTTAAATCATCATCAACAAACATTTCATAATCCTCTGTAAGGTCGTTATTTGTATAACTGACATCTATTTCAAGCCTTGAAACGATATCTGCAGAAAGAATCTCGTTAATAGCATCTAATGATACTTCTATATCAATTTTCAGTTCTTCAGATTCATTAATAGCTGTTTGAAAGGAAGAACGTAGAAAATGTTCCATTTGTTTATCTGAGAATTCATTTTTATCAATATAACAAAAACGGTGAATTTCAGGGAGGAAAAAAAATTTGCACTCAACTGAGTTTGGATACATATCATCATCAATCTCATAAGATTGGAGTTGATTAGTCTTTCTGTTATACCAATTTTCATCGTCCAAAATAGTATATTTGATAATTTGTCCATAGTATAAGAGGATATCCTTATCTTTAATTGTGCGCATAAATTCAATTGCCCTATGGCTACCGACATCGATTCTTGGCCAGTTCTTAAAGACTCGTTCTATTAATTGAATGTACGCTTCGGTACCTTTCCTTTCCTTAGAAATCAATTTGATATTAAATATTTTTACCTTGATTTCTTTTTTTCTTTCAGTTATTTTGTATTCCATTGTATTAGATTGGCGAACTCTCATACGGTGCGCCCATCGGAACAATTAACCGAAACAGGATTGATGACCTGTTACACCGTATGAAAATTCATATAAATTGTTTTTGTTGGGCAATGCCAAAGGTAATGGAACTTTTTGAATAATAAAGGCTCTCTGCGAAAAAAATAATCGCAGCAAATGATTTATAAATAGGAGATTACCAAAAGTATGCAATGTTTTTTCTTGGAAAATATTTGATTTTTCCAAAGTTGAAACACTTATACCCTTGGCAGTGAGGAAGATGGTGACGGAAGAAACGCAGTTTCTTCTGTCTTTCGTACGAAGTACCCCCCTAGGCGCCCTGTTCCGTCCTCGTAATTACCACCCGCCCCCGATTTGTTATATGAATTTTGACATTTTGTAACCTTTGGGGCGGCGGTAAGCTGCCATCCCCGCCAATGAAGTTGGCGGGGTGTGCTTACTAAACAAATGTAATTACCTTGTAATTAAATCATTGAGGATGCTATGCCAGTACCTAGGCCATAGACATAAGGGAATTTGTTCATACCAATGTACAAGGTGTCGAATGCATCTGTACCATCTGTTCTGTATTCAAGTTTGTCTTCGTCTGATTCCGCGAGCTTCTCGCCGCGTTTGTCCTTCTGAAAGCCACGGGTACCGACATAAACCCCAGTTGATTCCATGGCCAGGATTAGTTCTTCGTTGTTATCTTTATTGATACGGGGGATCAGTCCGGATTGACCTTTGAAACCTTGATTGATCAGGATGTGTTTTTCGTGGTGTGGGAGAGGATTGCCTATCATGACAGGTGTAACAGTCCAGCCAAGCCGTTCGTATTCGCTGATAACAATAGAGGCAAAGTCTTCCTCATTTACAGCGTAATTACTACCCAGGGCTGTTGTATCGTAATAATAAACTACATGCTTGAGCGGCTTGTAATAGTAATATGCACAGTACTCTTGCACTACTTCACGGATCTTGCGGTCATATTTAACAAAGAAACTTTTCTGGATCCTGGCATCACGGCCAACTGCTTGCCCTGATACGATCCAGTTAATATTCGCATTGTAGTCCATGCCGATGCAGGTAGGCTCATTAGGTAGCAGATCCTTATCCTGCCGGCATTGCGCATCAGCGATAGCTGAGAAGTTATAATCAAGGCCATCCAGGTAGCTGTAATCGAATGAACTGTAATAATGAACATTCTCTCGCATGGCCGAATAGAAGCCGTCTGTGAGCACGCCAATACGCTTACAGAGGATTGAGGTTTGAAATACTAATGGCGGGAGATCCCGCTTCATTTTCCGGATATAGTTTTCACCCAGGACTAGCAGATTCTGAATAGAAGAAAATTCCTCATAATAGGTAGCGATTGCCCTGAACCTATTTAGCTTTTTGTTCAGCATTTTGATATGTCCGGGTAAATAGGAAGGGATGTTTTTACCTGCTCCGATCAATTGCCGGCATTTATCCTCTAATCGCCAGATCTCAAATACTAGGCCCTGAATGGCAGCGATCAGCTCGTTGTCACAATGATCTTTGTAATTTAGAAACCAGGATCCTTTTTTTGTGGTTGGCATGTCGGATATGATTAGTTCCGAATGATGCCAGGGAATGTGTCCGAAATGACCTTTGTAACCACCATTGGCCGGAAATGTTTCTTCCTTCAGCCTATCGAAATTTAAGAGCTTGGCTTCATCCATACCAAGCCAGTCGAGTGTAAATGAATTTGAAGTACCTTCACGGTCTTGGCTGATCAGGTGGGCGATAGAGCCTGTATAAAAAGAGATAACATGATCGTAGCATTCCGGATCAATATAGGGTACGGGAAAGCCTGCTGATTTTGGTGGCCGACGGCCAACATAAAAATGTACATTTCGCTTATATCCAAAGCTCTCAAGGGCGGTAAGCGTTCCGGGTAGTGTACGTGTAAGGAGTTGCTGAAAAGATGATCCTACGAAAGCGCCTGCGCTCTTAGGCATACGTTGAACATTACGAAGAGTCCAGGGGGCAGCGATTCCGTGCGTTTTACCCAGGCGGCGACCGCCAACAAATACTGTTTTGTTGGCAGCTGTGAACATAACCTTTTGCTGCGGTGGATTGAAGTAAACTTCTCTGGAGGATCGACCGGCAGAAAGAATCTGATCATTTCCATTTATCATCTTCAACCTCCTTCTCTGTTTTGAATATGTCTTCAGGATTAAAGGTTACATCCTCGTAATCGGTATCAGTTGCCTCCAGATCAGTTGCATATTCTTTCTCCAGCTTATTGATTTTATCCAAGATATTGGGTACATTTTTAATGCCGATGACACGAGGGTCCGATGTGGGAGTAAAAGGTTGTACTCGGATAGAATCCCAGTCAATTTCTGTAACTTCCTCCTGATCCAGTTTATTGAATTTGGCATAATCATGGTCGCAACGAGCCATCGCGTTACCGTTTTTCCATTTACGGGCCAGCTCCCGGGTTTCTTCATTGCGTTGATTAAATTTCCATAGGTGCCAGTCGCGGCTTGCCTGTTCAAAGTTACCAATCAGGATCTTGACAACTTTAAGATCATTATAGGCTTGACTTTTGGCGATCCCATATATTGTGATCAGATGATCGACAATTTCCCGCTCTTTTTTGGAGGGATTATCCCGTAGCATGGTATATGCGTCCCGGATCCGGAGAACAACGTTTACCTGATTGGAGGTTAATCCTGATTTCTGCATGACGGAAACGTCGTCATACAAATGATCTTCTGCCAATTTTATGTTGCTCTGGTTCATCTTAATTCATTTGTTTCCATTTCGGTTAAGTAACGACTTACGTTTTCAACGGCTGCCGGGCTTGCCAGTTTTGCCAGGGTAATTTCTTGTCGTTGAATTTCCAGCATTGTCTTGGCTTTGCCGAGCCGATAGGCTTTTCCTGCAGGACTATTTTTGTTTTCGATTTCTTGCCTGAGCTGATCTTCATCTATTTTGGAAAGAATCGCAATGTACTCGATCGGCATGAAGTTAGAGGCCAGATTTTCTATTGAGGAAAGTTGTTCATCGGTGTATTGCATATTTGTACGGCATTATCGGTAATGGCTGCCACGTCTTGAGCGAGATCCAGGTAAACCTGCAGATCGGTTGTTATGACGGTTGATTCCTGCCTGTTACCGCGTGTTAGATTTTGTGAGGTAATAATGGCAATCTGAGAATGATCATTCCAGAGTAGAACAACTTTGGAATGATTACTACCCAGGAGTACGGTATCAAATACATTACCGGCGAAGTTCAGTAACTTCGATACTTTTGCAGAGGCTTTATGGTCGATGATAACTGTCACGCCCTGGATCCTGCCCGCTTCTTTGAAACGGTAGATTTTCCGGATGAACTCTTCAGATATGGAAAAAGAGGTAATGATCATCTGGCATGGTCCGACTTCCTTCAGGACAGCTTCTATCGTGTCGAAGAGCTGAAATTTATCAGTAACGAAAGCCTGTAAAGGACATTCCCGTACAGGCTTGATTCTTTTGGTGGCCTCGTTATACATTGATCCCTAATTTTGCCAGATCTGTTAATTGTTCGTCAGACATTCCGGCATTGGCTGTAAGGAGTTCTGTTACCCGCTCCTGCATTTTTACCCGGAGAGCTTCCGCCTTTGGAGAATTTTCAGCTGATAGTTTTGCCAGTTTTTCCTTGTTGTCAGAGATGTATTTTCTATTCGCAGAAATACGTTTTGCATCAATGTTTTGAGTGGTTTCTGCCATCATTTTGTTAACAGTCACATTTTTGTCACCATCGGTATTTATCTCAGTTTCCAGTTTGTAGGCATCGTACATTTCCCAATTTTTTACGACGGTATCATCCAACTCTAGGAACTCTTTGATATAAGGGAAACGATCACAAGGTTTGGCGCCGTCCATTGTCTTGAGAGCTTCATGCAATTTTCGCATTCGGAGATAAAGTTCTGAGTTTTGCGTGAAAAGTAGGCGGATATTTTCGGGAAGTGCATTGTGATCAGCGCGGATCCCCCTCGTTTTTTCTAATTCTTCCACTGGAGGAATGGCTTGGAAACGTTTTTCCTGTTCTTCCATAACAGCTCCAGGATCTTCTTCAAAGCTGTCGGAGTTGATGCCTAAACGAGCACAAAACAGGTCAAATGTTTTTCTGGCCTCATATTTGAGTTTTGCATACAGCTTTCTTTTGGTGATGTTGTCATATAGGATCTTGTTTCGATTGAATTGCAGCAAAAGTAGTGCTGCTTTCTCCAGGTCAATTTCTTTTTCCGGAGCATTGGAGATCTGCTTTAACTTTTTTAGTTGTTGGATGACTTCTTCTTGATTTTCCATGCGTGTTAATTAATTGATTTATTGATAAAGAGCAATGCGAATGTATTACAGGCCGGTAATTACCGAAAAGACATAAAAAAAGGGACGTTTCACAACGGCCCTTTTTTTCGATATTAATATTAAATTTAGAAAAGAACAGAATGATTCTACTCTGCGGGTGTATCAGGATTTTGGTTGATTGTTCCTTCTTCGGTTATGATCTCACCGGTGTAGAACGGCAACGGACATTCCGAGGTGCATGAGGCTTCGATAGTTGTCCCTTTTTCTGTACCTCCGACCTGGCCGAGTTTAGTTGAAACCTTTGTTGCCGTTTCATACGCTTCGTTACCGATTATCCGGTACTTGCCATCGATCTGAGCAAACAGATACACATAGTCATCATTTGCAGCCTGTCGAGCGAATGCAGCGGCTTCTTCTGCTGTACCCGGATGGACGAACGTTGCTTTGTCCAGGTAAGTAGAGAATGGAGGATCGCCCTGCGGATCTGATACCGGTTCAGATTTTTTTTGATCAACCCGGATCGATTGCCATTTTTTTCCAACGGCCAGTTCAAAACTTCCGGCATATACTGCTAGCTTGTTCGGATCCGAAGAATCCGGAGCAGGTAAGGCCGGCCATTTGACGATATCTCTTTTGGGGATAAAGTAAATCATGTATCGAATACCCGGTGAAACTAATTGCCCACTACACCAGTTTAAGGATCCTGGTGTAGTGGGGGTTTTACATACAACTACGTTTGCCATGAGGTTAAGAGTTAGAAGGTGCGACATATTGTTTTGCTACCAGTAAACGGGTAGAATCAATGCTTTCCATCTGAGTACCCATGAACATTGTGGTAACGAACTGCATCAGGAATGGATTATCACCTCGACGGATTTCAATTTTCTCAAAATCCCCCATCTGGTAACAACCGATCAGCATATTTGATTTTGGAGTGAGGTGCAAATACGGAGAATCCTTCTTTGCAGCCAGGGGTACGATTGTACACATATCGTTTGAGCCTTCAACGAAAGTTTGATTGAACTCTTTGTTATAGGCAACGTTACCGGTTGTTTGCTTGTAATCGTCACAGTAGGCATTGTAAACGAAACGTGGAACATACAAGTTTACTTTTTCTTCTTGTAGTTCGTCCGAAGCATTACGGTAAATTTCTTTCAAAACGTCTACAGCGTTGGTCGCGTCGATGGCACTTGTCAACTCAATCAGATTTTTTTTATCTGCAGAGATAGTGTTCGCTTTGACTTCTACTTCTGTAATGGTGTCAATTCCATTGTACAAATCGACGGTTTTTGTTCCACTTGCATCTCGTTTGGCCTTGAAAATACTTTTTGCGATTGATTCGGAAAGGCGTTTCATCATAAGCGCATTCACTTGCTTATTAATGTCAACACCTTCCAAGCCTTTACCTGAAGTGATTCCGGATCCGTAAATTGTTTGTACCAATTCATTCGGATCAAACTCTTTTACACAGGAGCCGAGGAATGTTTCAACTTCTCGACCTGTAATTTTCAAATCAGATGTTGCATTTTTCTGACCGGTGTAAGGACGAAGTTCAAACGGACCGTCAAGGGTTCCGACTACCTCTTTGTATCGGATACCGGTACGCAGAGTAAAATAGGGAAGGATCTTCTCCAGACCCAGGATTGCCAGTAACAATAATTGTTTACGATACTGTACGGCGGATTTTTGAAGCGAGGCTTCGGTTACTGAAATGGTTGCCATATTAGAAATCTTTGATTGAGTTGTACAAATCTTTTGCTGCGTTGATGTCAGCAATGGTGTCGTCTGAGCCGCCATTCGTGTCTGTGGCGTTTGTCGGTTCGGTTGTCACTGCGCCTGGTTTCCCATTCAGTTCTGCTACTTTGTTCTCCAGATTGGCAATTTTCTGATCCTTTTCTGTGACTTTAGCCTGGAGCTGATCGCGTTCAGAGGTCAGGTTATTGATTATTTCCTGGCGGGCGGCGAGTTCGTTGTTTACTTTCAGCAGGTGTTCGTCTGTGATTTCCTGCTCCTCACGGTCTGCAGGAAAATTGCAGAAGGCCCACAATGCTGCGAGCGAGTTTTTAATTTTTGTCATAAGATTCTTGTTTGATAGGTTTGTTTCTGTGGGTTTTTCCGGTTCAGGGAAAAGGTTTTCAGGTATTTCAGGGTACCCCATATCTGCGAATAGATCCAGGTCTATGTTTACGGCTCCGGAAACGGTAATGATTTCATCGGCCAGACCTAAATTAACCGTATCTTGTGGGGATAACCATTCTCCATTACCATTCTTGCGATCAAGGATATCTCGGAAATGATCTGCCGGTTTCCCTGTGCGGGTTGAATAAATATTGACGATCCGATCGTTGGTTTTTTCCAATGTATCGATTGTGTCTTTAAGATCTGCGATATTTCCACGTGCCACGGTAGAACACTGATGAATAAGATACAAAGCATTGCTGGAGATCTGGCGGGTCTTGCCGGCCTGGGCGATTAGTGTTGCTGCGCTGGCCGTGTAGCCGTAACAAATAGTCGTGACGTTTTCGATCTCACAGAGAGAATCATGAATTAACAGTGCGTGACTTACATCGCCGCCGATCGATCGAATATTAACGGTGACTTCAGAGGCTTTGAGATCACGGATTTCATTGCACTTTTTTTTTAACTTGTCAAAAGTTGCAATTCTGTCCTGCGGATCATCAAATTGCCACCATTCCGGGATTCCGATGATTCCTTCGATGTCGATAATAGCCTTGTTGGGGGCCTGATTGGTGATACAAATTGTTCCAAGTTGGGGCATAAATAGTAATGTTGCAATAAATTATACTGCAACATTACTACTTACCAAGGCGGCATAAAAAGACTGTAAAAGGTGGGTTAATGGCAAAAATAAAGGGGATCAGGGCTTTTGAAAGAAAGAGTAAGTCCCCGGTACCGCTTCCCGGATGCTTCATTTTCGATTGACAATCCAATCGAACAGGTCGCAAAGGGTTTTTCTTTACTTCCCAGGAGATAGGTGGATCGGTTTATATCTGTGACTTTAGCACAGACCGGGATGGCATTCCACTGCCAGAGATTTATTGTATTTTGATCAAAGAGGGATCCCTTAACTGTGTAAGTATAGATTAGCTGGCCCTTTACCACTTCGGAAGAAGTGTCAAAGGAGCATAGACCGGCAATAGGAAGTTGTACAAAATTACCTGTCACATTAAATGTATTCATTTCATTGTAGAATTTACCGATTTCAGCTTCTTCCAACTTGGCGAGGCTGATCGATTTTATCCCAGGCAAAATCAGTTTTGTATAGTTTGTGTCCATTGTGTCCAGTATTATCCACTGTGTCCCGAATTTCGCAGTTGTGTAAAAAACGGGTTGAAGTCGAAAGATTCTTTTGTTATTTAAGAGAGTTTAACACCTGCATGGCGGTAATACTTTTTCCTGAGGCGATAATACTTTTGCCGAACGGTTTCAAAGTTGCGGGCGTTTTGTTCTTCCACTTGCTTGAGTAGATTCATTTCGGTTATATGATTGGTCGGCTGAATGATTCCATGCTTTTCGCACCAACCACGAATAACAGACGTCAGCCGGCAATTCAGGTTTTCCAGATTACCGATCTCGCTCCACATGTTGTTAACAAACATAGCTTCAAAACTTTCAATCAAAGCGTATTTCCCTGATTCACAGAGATAGGAATATACGCGCGGATCTTTGTCTTTGAAATACTGAAGGCTTACAGAAATATTTCCGGTTTCGGGAGTAATGTTGTCGGGTTGTTTGTCAAGCAATCGCTTTAAGAGCTTTGCTTCAGGACCATCTTTCAAAAGTTCGATGGGATTACCAAAGTGCCGCGTTAACCAGGCGGCCAGATACGGTTCTACGTTGAGAGTGATTGTATTCATTACTGATGATTTTATATAGCAAAGATACTGAAAATAAGTGAATTAAACTAAGACGATGAAGTGAAAGTTTAGGTTGCACTTTTAGAAACAAAAGTGTAACCAATTGTAACCGAAAATTGTAACCAATCTAACTTATTAATATAATATCTTTTATATCCTTTTTTCCCTTAGTGGTTACAAAGTTACATTTAATTAGAGTATAATAAGGATGAAAAGGAAGAAGGAAGGATAACGGAGAGGGGGGAGGGGTGAAAAATAGATGTGCTAAAAGATGCAAAACAGGGTGAAAAACAAGGGCTGAATAATTGGTTTGTCACTGAAAATTACTATCTTTACACATGCTTATATTGGGGCGGTATAATCCTCTTTATAAGGATTGAAAGGAAATTAGGATATTTAGAAGGGTGGGAGTTTAAGAATACTCTCAGCAAAAAGGACAGGCACATAACAGGAATAGCGAACCTGATGTGTCTGTCCTTTTTGAATGTAACGAAGAATACTTTCAGCGAAAAGAACAGGATCTTGATCCTGATTGGCGATCGTGGATGTTTTTGTTCTTTTCGAGTGTTACAGGAGAATACCCACTGAGCAAAAAGGACAGGCACATGGCAGGAATAGCGAACCTGGTGTGTCTGTCCTTTTTGAATGTAACGAAGAATACTTTCAGCGAAAAGAACAGGATCTTGATCCTGATTGGCGATCGTGGATGTTTTTGTTCTTTTCGAGTATAACGGTCACTCTGTCCGGCGGATGGCAGAGTAATCATTCAGGAACTCATAGCTAGAGTGTTGAGTGATATAGAAGCAGGCTTGTTTGATAAATATCTCAAGTTCATTTTCTGGAATATATTTCTGGTAATTGAATACCTGACGGGGAACCATTCCATTGAGGTTGGTTTTAACTTTCTCCCATACCTGGAGATAAAGTTTATCACCTACACGTCCCCTTAACTCCTTTAAATCTTCAATCCGATTCAACCGATACTTAGAAAGGCATTTCTCCTGATTGTTCGATACGTTCAATTGAGGCATAGTCGATTGTTTCTTTTGTTTGTATAAAAATCATTTCTGTTGTTTTCTTATCAATCTTCCGGATGATGCGTCCCTCGTTATTACAAAACTCAACCGGATTATATGAGATTATGTGGTCAGCCAGTTTACAATAAGCCTTCAGAGCTTTTGAAAACTTATGCATCGTCCACCTATTTTGCTTAGTATCGTCAGAGAAAGCCTTCAGCGCTTCAGATTTGGGTTTCATGCAATCGCAATTCTCAGAACCAGGACCGAAATAAACCTGTGCCCAGTCGTAAAAGATATCAGTCATTGCTGATCGTAGAGTTCTGGCCGTGACGTTCTGCATTGGGGGGTTGATCTTTACTCCTTTGTCAATGGTAGAAAGATAAAATTTACAACATTGCATACAAAAGTTAATATCATCGTTCCATTCTTCTTCAGTATATTGATCCCGGAAGAGATCCTTTTTGAAATCATTGTGTATTGTCCTGGTTTCATAGTAATCGTTGTAGTTCGTTTTTTGGTGGTAATAATCAGAGAATACCATATATAACAAGCGTCGCTCTGTACTGCCGTCCGTTCGATCCGGAGTGAAGTTGCTGGTGATCGCAAATTTTGCGGCACGTTCAAACGGTATAGTATAACTTCGGGCAAATTTAGGGTTGACAATAATTTCCCCAGTTACGCTGTCAAAAAAGAAACCAAATGGCAGATACTTATCAGCGTCGTCGATCAGGATCAAGTCTGTATATTCCGATACGTTTTCGTAAATGTGTGCATTTTCCGTCAGCTTTGGATTTCGTCCGGATAAAGTTTCAGTATTCATGAAATAGCGGAGTGTCTTCAAGCATGCGGATTTGCCAGATCCTCCGTTACTCTCATCTGAATTACTGACTTTATTATCCATAGCGAAAACACACCAGGCCCGGTGTTCTGACTTTTGTCGGTGCAAAAGATAACCAATCGTGAAGATCTTATTTATTAGGTGCATTTTTTGTTCATAAATCTGATCATCGCTTAAATTGGGGCCAGCTATATTGAAGTGATTCTCCCGTCGGTATCTGAGGGCCTCTTCGCTATACATATCAGCTAGGAAAGGATCTTCCAGTTCTTTACGCCAATGGATGCGACTTGCATTGATCAGGAATTTGAAATAATTGCTTTTCAGATTTCTGATCTCGATGTCCCAATCATCGTCCGTCTGTGTAATATTGAAGGCGGGATCCTGGAGCGTTACCCGATGCGGAATAACTTCGTTCTCCCAGACATAATGCTTATTTGTTTTTCCGATTTCGATGATACGATCCCCGAACACTTCAAATGTATTGTTCGGGAAAAAGAAATACTGACTTGTTGGAGTAAAATCGGTAAAGTCCAGTTGTATTTCGTCCAGGTCATTTAAACTGTCAGCGTTTAGCCTGGTCGAATTATTTATCAAGTTACGAATCTCTACATTCAAGTAGCGTTCTGTAGCAAATCGTCTGAAGAAAGCACGAATGTCTTTTACTTCCACCTGTCGAACAATATTACCGTTGACGTGTACGAACATCTTTCCGGATTTACTGTTTTTGTCAGACAATGTAGCGAACCCATTACAGTAGAGAAAGTGTGATACATAGTCCGAATTTATTTCCAGATTCATTCTTCCTTTACTGGGTTTATATTCCCAGAACTTTACAGACTTTGCCACTTCCATTAAATTTTTCAGATCCTGTTTTTCCGGCCAGATTTCACAGTAATCCCGGAAGTCTTTGCGAGGTTTTCTTCGGTTGTCCCGGTATTCCTTCAGCTTTTTAGGAAGCCAAATGGTAAAGATCTCTATGTATCGTGTAGCCAGCATTTTACCTCTTTTTATACCAGTGTCATCAATATCAGGAATGTTATATAGTTTTTCGACAAATTTCATGATCTGCTTATATTCCGGCTCAGTCAAATTGTAAGTTTCTGAATTGAACCAAAGTGGAATATAGTTGTGCGCTTTAATACATAAAGCGTCACGTTCTCCGGAACAGACAAAAGCCTCCGGGAGTTTTTTTTCTTTGTACTCGCCTTCAGGATTAGAATCTTTCCAAATCTTTTCCTCCTGGTCGTTGTACTGTTTATGCAGGAGCTTGAGTTCCTCAAGTCCATTAATGTACTTTTGTGGTTTTTCAAATTGGTAAAAAAAGCGATATGCTTTATCTGGGTTTAAGGGTTGATATATTTTGTAGAAGAAACCGTCTTTTGTTTCGCATACGCATTTTCTCATGAAGATGGGATATGTGTCAGTGCTGCTCACAGTCGTTGTGATCAGTCCGGACCCGTCTTTTGCCTTATTGGTTTTCTGGTAATACTCCAGGCTGATCCAGCCGAGTAGTTCACAATGTTCGTCCTTAACTCGCGGCCCCAAAAGTTTCAGTTCTGCATCGCTAAAATTCTTTGCTTTGAAAAGAAACTGCCCGTCGATCTCGCCTTCTTTGGCCGGACGTCTGTCGAACTTGGCCCGGTTTTTTTCAAATGTGACAACATCACCGGAAACATCAAATTCTTTGGCAAGCCAATAAATAGCCTCATTAAATTTCAATCCCTTTTCCTGCATACAGATGTCGATGGGTGAAAGAGCTGTGTCGCTTTGACCAAAATCTGTTACTCTCCAGATACCTTTGATTTCTTTGACAAAGGCGGATGGCGTATCATCACTGTCACGGATTTTGAATGGTGTATTTTTTTTGTCTACAACCTCCCGTGCTTGAGGGTAAAAATAGAGTATGATGTCTAAACCATTGCTGGTTTTATCATAGATGTCTTTCGTAGTAATCATGAGCGTGTAAAAATTTCGTAATCAATAGAATGGGATAATAGCTGCAAGAAAGAACGTTCGTCCTTACTATACAAAGACTGAACGTTTGAATGCGTTTGGGCTACCATCGAAATAACGTATGCTTCAAAAGGGGTAAGGTCGTGGATTGCGACCTTACCTGTTTTATCTTTTTCTATATACATAGTTATTCCTTTAATGAATTTATCTGTTCGTCAATGCTAGCAATACGTTTTTCCCTTTTCTGTTTTCGGATCTTCTGAGTTTCTTCAGTCTGATCAGGATATACTGTACCTGCAAAATGAAGGAATACTTCTGCTTCGGCCCGTCTCCACAATTGATTATTTAACCCGTAATTTGAAAGGGTGACTTTTATAAATAGCATGGTGATTTTGAACCGCACCTTTTCGTTAAGAGATTGAATTACTTTTAGGACTCGTTCAACTCCTTGTTTCTCGGCATGGTCAAGACGTAAGTTAGGCAGGATCCGGTGGTATTCGGATTCTCCAATCTGTTTCAGCATTGCGTAGCATAGAATATCATTCTGCAAAGGAGTGAGCTTCTGTTTATCAGGTAAAGGGAAAAGGTTAAATACTTGTTTCAGATCATCAAATGTATTGATTAACTCAAGTTCAAATTCTCTATCCTTTTTCTTAAGTAACTCTTTGACTGTTTCCTCATGGGAATTGGCAAAGTTCAGGTCTTTTTGTTTTTGTCTGACATAATATGCAGTATCGAGATTGTCTTTATGAACATTTACTGCAGGGACATATCCCTGTTCTGGTAATTTCTCGTATCGATCTAAACGCTTTTGATAATTGGTAAGCCTTTTGTCATAATTTTCATCTGCTTCATTGTTATAACGTTCCGGGTAGGTCGGTGGATATTCTATATCATAGAAATCAGCATCAAAAACAGGAATGCCAGTTGCTTTAATAGATTCAGATAAAACATTGTCTTTTTCATAACTATGTTGGAAAAATACACATTTGATTCCGTCATTTTCATACTCGTTGCTGATTTTCAACGCTTTTTTTGTTAATGCGGCCATATTCTTAGCCTCAAAACAGAATTTGTTAGTGCATTTTTCTTCATCACAAAATAGGTCGAAGTACCGACTGTTAAAGGAACATTTCTCACAGTCTAAAGTTGAAAATAAAGCATTTTCAAAATCTATTGATATGTTATTGATTCTCTTGACAAGTTCTTTACTGGTAATAGTGATCCAACTGCTCCAGTTCTCTTCCTGGTAGTGTGAGTTGTATAGATCCTCTTGAATTTTGGCATCTAATTTGCACAATTCCAGGCCATGAGAGATAGGTATCTGATCTTTTTCAATAAGTACTCGAAACTCGTCGATCAGGTCATTTAAACGTAATCTGTTCCGTATATACATTTCACTCTTTCCAAACCTGGCAGCTAGTTCCGGAATAGTTATTTTACGTCGTTTAATCAATTGTAAGAATGCAACAGCTTCTTCCATAGGGGAGATATCCCGACGTTGAAGGTTTTCTGTGATCATGATATCGAGTGCTTCATCATCCGTCAGATCTCGGATCATGGCCGGTATCGTTGATTGTTGCGCAATCATGGATGAACGGTAACGACGTTCTCCGCAGACGATTTCATACTTACCTTCATGTATCTTGGATGGGCGGACCATTATCGGCTCGATCACGCCTTGAATGGCTATGGATTTAGCCAGTTCCATAAGGCTTTCTTCGATGAAAACTGTTCGATGATTCATCGGACTAGGATGGATCTCTGTAATGTCAATAATATTAATTCCTAGCATAGTGTGTAATTTTTTATCTTTGTACAGCAATCGGTTATTACTCCTATAAGTTCAGTGCATAGTTCTTAGCGAACCTCTGCTGGAAGCTGAATACCGATTGCTTCATTTCTATTTAATGATTCAGTTTATTCAATAGCATATCAGCAAGTTCCTGTGTTTTTTGCTCCGTCTCCTGCTCTTGAACCTCGCAAATAAATCTCTTAATTGAAAATACATTACCAGGCAGGATAGTGCCTTCGATGATGTATGTCTTACCGCTTGGATCGGTTTCTTTTACAAACTTTGTTTTCATGACTTATTTATTTCTTAGATTTACGCTAATCATTGTAATTTTGTTCCTCATAAACATTCGTTCTATTTAGAACATTTGCACTATCCTTAGTTTTTCCATCTCGAATGAAAAATTTTTCAGATATAAGTGTTTTATATTCTGATTCAGGAATATACATTGTGTGACAAACCCCGTTGAAATATAAATTACATCGCATTAAAGTTGTATTTTTCAACTTCCCTTTTACATCTATTTGCAATATTCTTTTCTCCATCTTTCAATAATTTTTAATTGTTAATACTCTAACTCCACGCGGTCCTTTGGTTGCTGGATCAGATTTAATTTCTTTGTATGCACAATGAGAACATAGTGTTTCTGTTTCATCAATCCACCAACAGTTACCATGTGTAGGATTAGAACAGGCGTTATCCATAGTACAACCACACATACGACAAATTCCTTTTTGTGGTTCCATCCTGAAGAGGCCGGCATTAAAATATTCACAAATACGAGTGATAGATGTATGTACCTGTTCCTCTTCTGTAAGGTTTTTAAAAAGAAGTTCAGCTTTTTCGTAATCAGTCATCTTCTCGATCATCTCATTTTGTTCTTCAGTAAAGTCAAAAATGACTGCTTCACAGTATGTAACTGGGTATAGAATAGTTCTAATCATAATGTTTTGTTTTTATTAATACTGTTGTTGTTTTGTTCACCTTGATTGGTGTTAACTTCTTTTCCCGTTGTATTTGCTTCCGAATGATCTCATCTAACCCGGAAGCATTAGTTGTAGTGTCTGGCTTTATTTGCCGGTTGATCCGTTTCGCACTCATACTCTAATTTTGCGAAGGATTGTTTTTGAGATCTCTGATCTTTTCTCTTTCCTTTAAAGATTCAACCGTTTCTATTGCGGCTATTGCTAAGTATTCTAATATTTCAGCTTTGGAAAGGCTGTCTTTATTTTCCTTCTCTAATCGTTTTTCTATTTTAGCGGCGAAGGATCCGCCTAGCATGAGAATAAATAAATCGTGCATAGTTGTAATTGTTTAATGTGTTAATCTTTTATTCTATTTCTATATTCAATTCTGCAACGTCTTCCTGCCCTGTATCGGCAGAAGTCTTTTGAGTAGTGAATTTCTCCACCTATAAAGACCATTAAGAGTACGGAAGCTATGGCTGATCGAACCGCAGGTGATAAGTCAAATGAAATATTATAGTGCGTACAAAACCACCAAGCAGAAAGCTCATTGATTTTAGTACATCCAGTTTTTTTGAAAATCCTTTGTTTTACATTATCTACAGTTTTGTATGCTATATGAAGAGCGTAAGCTGCTTCTTTGAAAGATGCGCCCCAGGCAATCCGTTCTGCTACCTGTCTTTCACGTTTTGTTAATTGTGCATCTTTGTTCATTGTTAATCGCTTCTGTAATTTCCCAAATCTCAGTACTCTCCGTAATCCCATATTTCGCGAATATCTTTTCTACAGCTTCTTTTTGATGTGCTGCAATATTCGGTATACACTTTCGCTTTCGATAATAATATTGGGAAGTACGACACCCAAGTACATTCATCAGGTCTGCTTTGAGCTTGTTGTAATTCTCTTTTACAACCTTTTGCGTTCCAGGAAGGAACGAATAGTTTAACTTCTTTTGTTTCATGTGTTTATAATGTTTATAGGGTGTTTACCCTATTGTTTGTGTAACTGAAAATGTCTACCTTTGGAAACATATTTGTTTCCGATTGGTGCAAATATCATGCATATTATTGGTTAAACCAAATATTTTATTGAATATTTTATGGATGATTGTAATAATATTTTTGATAGAATACAATATATTATTGACAGAGAGGGGCTTAATATATCTTCTTTCTCTAAAGAAATTGGCGTTGTAGATCAGACGGTTCGTAATATTTTGAAGAAGAGAGGTAGTAAGCCTGGTTTCGATGTCTTATCCAAAATAATTCAAAGATTTACATGGGTGGATGCTCGATGGCTTATGACCGGTATTCAACAAGAAACAAAAGAAACCAATAAAATTATTGCTGAAAGTGCTGGTTTTGACGAATCATTTTATAAACAGATGGTTTTCAGCCAACAAAAAACAATTGAAAATTTATCAGAAATTATTCGGGATGCTAAAAAAGAAATTGTCCCAAAGGACACACTTGCAATATGTGCAAGTGCAGAATGA